AACTGTTACATCAATATCTGTTTTAGAAATATATGTAAAACTAATAGAAAAATTTACTTCAGTTCCATTACCTGTGTGATTAGTAAACGTATTTGTGGTGTTGGTTGCCATAATTAACTCAATAAATTAAGAGCAGCAAAATCTTCTAAAATTTTGTTTCTACTATCTGATATAAGAGTATCAAACATTAGATTAGTTTTCCTCTTTCTTTCAATATATTTTTCATATTTTTCAGGTGATTCTTTTTTAAATTCATTATTTATCCAAAATTTCTTAGCGTCTTCTTTATACTCTTTATGAATATTACTTAAATCTGTTTTAACTTTTTCTCTTGCTTTGTGTATAAGTTCTACCCTTGTAGCCTTTGAATTATAATCTTCTTCTAAAATATCAGGTGAAATTTTTAATAATGTAGATATTTTAGATTTTAAATCAGAAGGTAAATTTTCCATTTCTAAATCACGAACATTCATTCTCATTAATTGTATTAATAATTGATTGTTTTTTATATAGTTGTCCATACGATCATACATTCGCAAACCCAAAGCACCTTTTGTATAAGTAGCAGTAGCATATATTAAGCTTGCTAATTCTGTACTATCTAATTCTAAGCTTTCACCTCTATCATCTTCACTAATTAATACATCAGTTGGTGGTGCAAACTCTCCCCCTGTCTCCGCTAATACTGTCATAACTGGATCATTTATTGAAACTGTATCTGTTGACCAACCATCAAATAAAACATTCCATTCATCTCTACCAAAACCAGAAGGTACAATAGAATATTTACCTGTAATATGATTTTGATAAGGTCTAGCTTTTGCATCTCCGTATGGTGTTAAACCTGCTAGTTCATTTACTAATCTTTGTACAAATATAAGTGGGTTATAGTCTCCTTCAAATTCGCCTTTAGCTACACGTTTATCCATTCTTATATTTCCATCTGATTCATAACCAAACGCCCCTGTATTTAAAGCATTTTTTATAAATTTTTGTCCACTAGAAAAAGGTACTAAATAAGTTTGTGCAATTCTTTTTGTAATAAAAGAGTTTAATCTATATGGTTCTTCAAACATTTGAAATAATTCAGCTATACCACTAATAAATGTTTTATCTATGGTGCTGTCATACATAGCAGCTAATAAAACTTGATCTAAAGCTTCTTTTTTTAATTTGTTTTCTTCTCTATTAACTAAATATCCACCAACTCTATAAGTATCAGCAGCCAAAGCTAAAAAACCTGCGTAAGGTTCTAATCTTTTGAAACTAATATATTTATATTTAATTTTGCCATCTGCACCTCTAATGTATTTAATAGAATCATTTTCACCTTTTACAACTTCATAAGCTGTACCTTTTTCCCCATATTTTTTTATATCTTCTTCTGTTGCAAATAATCTTATTGAGTAAGGTTGATAACCTGTAGCTAGTAAAATTTCTCGTTGATGTTTGTTTTTAGGAAGACCTCCTGTAATTGCTACTGGTGCTTCAGGGTTATCTACTTGTCCTGCAAAAACTAAACCACCTGCAAATAAAGATGAACCCATTCTGGATCTACCTCTAGCAAATGCTCTAACTTGTTTATCAGGTGAATTAATTTCTCTTATATGCTCATCAATCCAACTTGCTTTTCTCATCCAACCAAATTGGTTAGGAAATTCTTCAGCTAATAAAGCAGCAGGACTAGCTTTAGCTGATTGTTTTAAAATATTTAATGGTGTTCTTATAAAAGGTACTATTTGTCTAGCTATAGGAAACTCATTAACTAGATTTTGAAAATTAGCAGAAACAGATCCTTTGCGTAAATCTTCTGTAAATGTAGCTTCTGCTGCATATTGTCTTGCTCTTTCCATCAATTCTAAATTTCTCTTTGAAAGCTTACCTTCCATAGATTCTCTATTGATAACAGATATAATACTGTCAAATTGTTTATTAACATATTCATTATATTTAGCTCTTGTAGCAAATCTTCGTGTACCTCTTTCGATTTCTCTTTGAGTTCTCTCCCATATTTCTGCTCTTAGATAAGATCTAAAATTCATTTGTTTAAAAAGTTCATCTTCAGCCATTAAGAATCTGCTAGGAATACCGTAACCATCCATAAATGCTCTTCCTAAAGCACCTCTTGTACCTGTCCATCCATCCATCATTAATCTTTCAGCAGATTTGCCTTCAAGAATAGAAGCACCAGCATCTACAATATTTCTATTTGCTCTAAAAGCAAAAGCAGCCATTTTAGTAGATTCTTGCATTGTGCTAAATAAGTACTGCAATTCTTTCATTGCTCTTAATCTTGTATCATTACCTTCTGCTCCTATAAATTTAGCTACTGGTCTTCCAAAAGTATTAATACCAGTAGAAATCATATTAACTTGATGTGTTATAGGATTAGACAATATTGAATTAATAAATAAATGATTACTTATTTTTATAATTCCTGTACCATTTTGTGCTTTAAGAATTAATTTTAAAGCTCTTGGATTTGTTGCTGCTAAATTTAATCTTCTTATTTGCTGCTGTACTGCTTTTATATCTCCACTATCTGCAAGATTTAAAATGTCTTCAATATCAAATTCACCTAAAGGATCATCAGGATTTATCATATCTTTTGCATTTTGTATTCTATTTTCTCTAGCTGCTTGCTGTACTAAAGCATCTTCTTCTTTTAAATCCAATAAAGTTTTTAATCCACCTCTAGGTGCTTTACCAGAAGTCACGTTACTTAAGGATAAGGCTCTTGAGATAGGAGCTATAGACTGACGTTTAATATTTAAAAGACTATCCATAAACTTTAAACTAAATGCAAAGTCATTTTTTAAAATGTCATAATGCTTGCTATCAAACTGTCCATTTTTCTTCAGAACTAAAGCATCATCCATCTGTTGTGTTAAATCTCTTAAGACTATTGCACTTTCATTTACTAAATCATTTAAAGCAATAATTGAAGCTTCTAAATCAAATTCACCACCTTTACCAAAACTTTCTACAAAATCACTCATTACGTTAATTGTGTCTAAAGGTAATTGACTTCTTGCTTTTGTTTTCATTGAGTTCCAAGTTCTACTTCTTGGACTAATTTGTGATTTTATAGCTTCTCCTCTAGCCATAATAAAATCTACTATTGCTTTCTTATCTCCAAAAGCTTCATCTCTTTTTTTACCTTTAAAATATCTATTTAGATCTTTAGCATTAAATGTTCTTTGTATTTTAGATCCTCTTAAAGGAACTCCACTAAGAGATTGTCCGTCACCTCCTATATAATATTTTTGAAGCAGAGGATTATTTTTAAGACCTTTCATATACAAATTTAAACTTTCTACTAAATTAGTTTCTTGTCTATTAAAAACGTCTTGTGCTATATCAGTACCATCTTTTTGTATTGCATCTCTAATTTTTGCTACAAAACGATTTCTTTGTGTTTTACTACCACTTTTAATTTTATAAATTTGATCCATAAAGAAATCGACCATTTCATTACCAGCTTTACCAACACTATCTTTTGTAATGTCTCTCAAACCAAATAATACTTTTGCTGAAGCTTTATCCAAGCCAGTTTTTTCAATAGCTTTTATTGATAGCTTAGTTGCTCCTTTAGCTGTCTTGGCTGTTACTGGCAACAAAATTTCACCTGTAATAAAATCATTAGCTAATGAATATAACCTAGCTTGTAATCTCTCGTCAGCAGGTTTTAATTTACCATCCTTTCCTACTTTTTCTGGTGATGTAAGTACGTCATATATTAAAGGTGCTAAGTCAGTTCTGTCTTTTAAAAAATTAAAAAGCTTATCTTCATAAGGATCTATAGCAAAAGTACCAACTGCTGTACTAGCTAAACCAGCTTGAAACCTTTTAAGACCTATTGATTTTAAAAAACCTGCTGTTTTAAAGGCTGGTAATAAATATTGTGATAACCCTTTGGATATGCCATAAGCAACACTATCTCTATCTGCTTGAGTTTCTGTAAAACCACCTAACAGTTGGCTTATTTTTGTTCTTTCATCTAATGGTTTTTTTAAAGGTATTAACTCAAAATCAGGAGTCCTTTGTGTGTCATATAAATCTCCTAAAAGATAATCAACAATATCATCTCCTAATTCATAGATATTATTTATATTTTGTATGTTTCCATTAATTAATCCTCTATAAATACGAGATGCAAAATTGGCACGTTGTTGTTCTCTAAATTCACCAAATGTTTTAGCATCTGGATTGCTTGCTTTAAATTCATCTATCTCTTTGTCCATTGCTATTTTTAAGCTTTCTATATATTTCTGTTCATCTGTAACTTCTGTATCAGAAGATTTATCTATGCTGTTTTCAATTTCTTTATTTCTTTGATCTTTAACTATTTCTTGATTCTGTTTTTCTTGTACTTCTGAATTATTAAATGGCTTTGGTTTTGGTTGTAATATTGCTTCATTGTTTGTTTTTATTTCTTGTTTAGTATCTTCTACAATATCTGCTACTTCTGTATCTACTTCAGCATCTACTGAGTTATTAAGATTCATTGGTGTGTTTGTCATTTTTAAAATAAAGGTGGATCTTGTTTTGCTTCTTCAATAATCTGAAGAATCCTTTGTTTGTAACCTTTGCCTGTAGCATACATATCCTGTGGATCACTTAGCATAAGATCTAAGGCTTCTTCAGGTGTATCTACACTAACAATACCTTTTCTACCTCTAAATGGCTCTTGCCATTCTTCTCTATATTGTATAAATTGATCTCTCATATCATCATAATCTGTAAAGTTATCTTTAACTGGTACATTACCTTTACCAAAATCTTCTTCTGTATCTAATAAAGATGATTGACCTCTTCTTATTTGAAATTCATTAGCTTTTAAACCTAAATAATTATTTCTTCCTGATGGTGAATCTCCATTACCTGTTTCTTCCATTGCTTGTGCAGCAGTTAATTCTGGGAATTTATGACCTGCTTCTTTTGCTAATTTATAAAAGATCGGAAAATTATGTTCTTGTAACTTCACACCATTAGGTTCTTCTTTTTTGGTTTTTACACCTACATCTGTTGCATTAATAATTTTTTTATTTGATAAAGAAGTTTTATATCTAACTGATTTGTCTTCTGTAGATGTTTTAGGTTTATTTTCTAATGTGCCAGCGTCAGCACTTTGAGTACCAGTTAAAGTATTGATAACATTGTTAGCAATATTTCCTATTGTATTAAGACTAGCTTTATTTAGATTTGCTGGATCAATAATATCTTGTCGATCATTAATATTTTTTATTTCATCCTCATTTTCATTCTCGACTCTATCTGTTGTTGTAGTTGTATTATTATTAGTCTCATTTGTTACAGATGATTCTTCTTCTGTTTTATTATCTTCTTGGTTGGATTGTTCATCAATATTAGTTATAATTTTTTGACTTTGATATTCATTTAATCTGTCTGTACTTAAAACTCCTTTATCAACCAATCCAAATTGTTTTATTTGTTCATCAGATATTTGTACATAATTTAATAACACTCTTAGTTCTTCTTTTTGTTCTTCATCAAAGTCACCATTTGGCAAGAAAAATCCTCCCATAATTCCATCAACTGTAATTGGTTCACCATAACTATATTGTTCTGCAACATCTTCTAAAGTTGGCTTACTTTGTTTGCCATCAACAAAAGGTGCATCTGCTTTTAATTGTCTAGCTGTTAATAACACACTTCTATTTTGTTGTCTGTTATCTACAATTTCATCTAGCTGTAATTGTGTTGCTGTTCTAAATTGTGGATTTTTTTTAGTTCCTTCTCCTGCATCAACTTGTCTTATGGCATTTAATATATTGTTAGCAGCTTGTTCTTTTGCTTCTACAAAATCTCTTAGTTCATCTTCTGTTGGGTATCTTATAACTTGAACACCATCTGCATTAACTTCATTATTAAATTGTTTTTTTGTTGTATAAAATTCATTTATATCTCTTGGTAATTGTTCAGTTATACTTTCAATTTTGTCTAAAGTTGGTGCTGATAATTCTTTTCTATTTATATATCTTTTATTAAATCTAGCAATAACTTCTGATGATAATTTTTCAGCTACTTTTCTATTTTCTGCAACGTCTTTTCTAATACTATTTAAAGATTTTATTTTCCATTCTGTATCTTGTGGTGTTTTTAAACTTTGTTCATATATTAAATTTATATGTGCTATACCAAATTGTTCATTACGAATTTCTCCGTTTGCTACTCTTTCCGTAAATAATATTTGTCTTTCTTTATTTTTAGAAGTAATTACATTTTGATTGTCTTTAATAAACTTTGCAACTTTTGGATCGCTAGATATAAGTTTTTTAAGTTCTTGCTGATTTTTTTCTCGCTTTGCCTGTAAAGTTGTTATACCTTCATTTATATCTTCTTGACTAAGAGGTGCTTCAGAATTTATTAAAAGATCTCTAGCTTTTTGTATATCAATTTCTGGTTGTATCTTATCTTTGTAATCTAAAAATCTATTTTCTAATTTATCTATAGATGCTTTAGCTGTATTAATTTTTTTTAAAAAATCTTTTGTATTAGTTATAGAATTTTTTCTGTTCTCAACAGTCTTTAAAGTTATAGTTCCGTCTGCATTTTTAACTTTTCTTGTACCTAATGAATAAGTAGGAAACAAACTTGTAAAATCATTTAAAAATTGTCTTGCATCATTAAAACGATTAGCTCCTGCTCCTTTCTCACTTGCAATACTTAAAGCATAATTCATTATATAATCTGTATATTTACCCATCTGTTCTGTAAAATCCTTACCAACGTAATAACTACGCAAATTATCAGTCCACAATTTTAATTCTTGTTTAATAAACTCTTTGCTTTTTGTTTCGTCTATAAGATAAGTACTAATTATTTCTTCTAAACCTAATTGATTTATTTTTTCTAATTTATCTAGTTTTAAATTAGTCCTTAATTTTTGATGTTCTGCCTGAAATCCTTCTATACCAGTTTCTAATGCAGGTAAAAAATATCTTCTTACATAAAATTCAGGCATATCTAATTGTTCTACTCTTGCATTTCTTCTAGTACTTATATATTCCTGTACCTGTGGACTTGAGAAAGGAAATGCTGCTAGTGATTTTTCTTGTCCATCTTGAGGATCTACTACTCTATATTCCTTTAAATCTTTAAGCCATGTTGCAGATAAGTTTTTACCAAGTGTTTCTGATTTTGCTTTATAAAAAGCTTGTTTATACCAAGGATTATTAGCTCTTAATTCTTTAGACTCTGCTTCATTACCAGCTTTTGTAAGCTGATTTAGTTTTTGTGCAATTTGTCCTTGTGTTGTTTCTAAATCAATTTGTTCTGGATATAACAACTTTTCTTGGGCAGTATAATTCTGTCCTGCTTTTTTACCTTCAGCAGTTGCTTCTGCAACTTCAGTCTCTTTAATATCTGTAATTTTGCTTACAATAAACTTTTGTAATTGAGGTTCTATAATTGATAATGCTTGTGCAATTTGAGAAAGAGAGTCTTGAGTGTTAATAGCAGGTTGTGTACTCTGCGTAACAAAAGTATCTCTAGGTGATGTAAATGATTGAAAACCTGAATAAGTCATTTAACAGCTAAATAAGTTTGCAGACCTGTTGAAGCAACATTAGCAATGGTTGGTAGTAGTCCTTGATAGTTTTGCATTGCTTGTGTATATCCTCTATTTTGTATATCCATAGCTTGATTTCTTCGACTATCTCTTTGTGCAACTATAGCAGCAACATCTCTTCCATACTGTGCTTCAGCAGATTCCAATGATTGCTGAATACCTTCTCTTATTCTAGCTGTTTGTCTTTCTACATCCATTTGTATTAACTGCATTAATCTACCTGACCTGCCTTCTGTAGCAGCTACTTTACCTCTAGCTTGTAATCCTTCAATAGTTTTACCTAATTTTTTTTGTCCTGCATCTGCTTGTCTTTCTAACAGTTGTGAGTTAAGTGCTTCCTGCTGTGCTGTAAGAGCAGCATCCGCAGATAAAGCTGTCCTTTCTGCTGCCTGATATGCGTATGAAGCTTGTTGTCTAGCTACTCTATTTTTAGAAGCAGCACTAGCTACTCCTGATACAGCACTTAAAGCTAAAGAAGCATTTAATAAATTACCAGCAACACCAGTTATGCCAAATAGGCCAGCGACAAAACACATTAGGCTATCCTCATAAACTCATAGAATGGTTTTTTATGTTCTCCATACTCTTCATGATACTTAGTAAATTCAAAGCCTAATGTCTCTAACCATTTCATAGCTTTCTTGTTATCAGCATATACTACATTGTATAAAATTT